CATATTCCACATCATTTGACTGCACATTAAAATCAACACCACTTAAAGAAGTAGGAAAGGCATTTTTAAATTGAAATTGCTTATTTACAGTATTATGACTAGACATGACTGAAAGAATCATATCGGCAACTTCGTACTTTTCAGTGTTATCTTTCATCCAATTATATATTTCTGTATAGTTTTTCATATCTTCGTCAATAGCGAACCTTAATGTTAATCCTCCAAATTGACGAGATTCGCTTGTTTGATACGAAATACCTCCTCTAAAATTCATTTGAACTTCACCAGAAGTAATCTCAGGTATACCAAAGTTCGTTATAAAGTACTCGGTGTTCGCATACTTTTGACGATTAATCGTAAGCTTAAAACCAACAGGGGAAAGAAGATTCGTGTTAGATGTTAAATTATTCTGAGCCATATATGTATTTATACAAAAAAGAGGGTCCCCTTTCGAGGACCCTCTTAAATTTAGGTTTTAAACCCTATTAGCTTTGTCCACCAACGTTAATGTTCTTAACGCGGAATGTACGGAAGTATGGGTTAGTGTTAGCAGCGCCAACACCGTTCTGTGGGTTTGCAGTAACCATTGGGTTAGCAACAAGACCATAACGTGTCTTGAATGCAATCTTCGGCTGGAAGCTGTTCTCTCCAACTGCACGAACCATAGTAAGAGGAACGTACGGGCAGTAGAACATACCAGCGTCATATGGGGAAGCTCCCTTATAACCAACAGTAGCATAGTCAGCTGTAGCATATGGGTCAATATAGACCTTCAGGCGTCCGTTGAGAGTACCAGCAAATGTATTACCAGTAGCATCAACAGCAAGTTCACCTTCTCCACCGAACTTAAGGCTACCAGCAGCTGCAAGTGCAGAAGCAACGTTGCTTGAGCAGATAACGAAGTTACCTTTTCCACGACGTGTTTCTGTTGCAATCTTGTTGGCTTCCTGCTCGAGTTGGAAGATCAAGGACTGGAATTTCTCCACAGCCCAACGACCGTCAGCATCAGCAACAAGGTCAAACTGGTGTTTGATACCAAGCCCAGCTTCCTTACCAGTAACAACGATGTTACGGATAACCTCACGGTTGATTTCCGCAAGGATCTCACCGGAAAGGATGTTAGCAAGCTCAGACTCAGCATCAAGTCCGTGAACAGCTTTGAGGTCTTGAGCAAGCTCCATTGAGTACTCAGCCTTAAGCTGACGAGTCTTAGCAGTAACAGTCGCCTTTTCGATAGTGAAACCCATCTCAGCGAGTGAAGATGAAACTTCAGCGGTGTTAGTAGTAATACCAGTTCCTGAAGTGATCGACGCAGGAGAGTCAAAAAGACCACCAGCGTGTGTACCAGCACCAGAGAAGTCAGTGTCAGCCTCATTGAAGAGAGCCTCAGCATCACCTGTGGCGATTGCCGATCCATCACCGATACGAGCCTTCATTGCGAAGATGAGACCAGTAGGACCAGACATAGGCTGGACACCTGCGACATCATAAGCGATGAGGTTAGGCATTGCACGACGAACCAATGAAATAAGCACTGGATCAGGGTTAGCAACTGCTGCTGTACTTTGGTTGGCATCAGCCTCATTAAGTACACCGAACGAAGATGCTTGAGCCTCCTCACGGAGAGCAACTTCAGTGTTTTCGAGCAATTTGGCTGTAACAGCCTTCTTATAGCTATCAGAGATAGCGGGAGCGTCAGCGTGCTCAAGCACGGGAGCCCATTTTTGTAGTTCTTTTTCTGCGTTTAGCATAATAGTTTTTCTTTCTTTTGTTGTTTGGTTGGGTTATTTGAAGCGAGAAAGAGTTGAAATATAGCGTTGCATGTCACCAGACAACTTACTATTAGGATCAATTTCTCCCTCGACGATTGTTTTTACGTTAGTTGAATCGAATGATTCGGTAATGACTTCTTCTTCTTTCGAATCAGAATCTGAGAAGAATCCTTCTTTAATTACAGCTACCTTAGATGCAAATGTATCTGCATCTACAAAGTCAACTTCTTCAATAAGAGAAGAGAGTTTAGCGACTTGCGTGGAAGCCAAATCAGTAGTAGCCTCAGAAAGAATCTTTTCCCGATGAAGACTTTCAAGTTCTTCAGCAAGAGCAACATTCTTTTCCTCAACATCTACGAGGGATTCTTTAACAGAAGCAACTTCCTCTGAAAGCTGATCAACGAGATCAACCTTAGAATCAGGTACTTCGATGTAGTGTTCTGTGAACACACCTTGAAGAGCTTTCATGAAGTTTTCTGTGATGTCCGTGCGAAGCTTGTTATCAACAAACTCCTGGTTTTCTTCGATCCAAGTTTCTACCACATAAGAAAGATAATCATCAATCTTAGTGACAAGAGACTCACGAATGTAGCCTACTTCTTCTTGAAGATCGTTCTCATATTGAGCTTCAAGAGATTCTTTGATCTCGACAACACGGTTTGCAATAGCACCTTCAAACAGAGTAGCAACCTTGGCTTTAAAGCCTTCAGTCAATTCCTGTTCAGAGTCAGCAAGAACTTTAAGATCTTCAGCATAGCTTTCAGTCTCAAGTTCCTCATGCATACCACCGCAAGAATCTTGAATAGCCTTATAAGAGGCAGTCAATTGATCCTTTTTCATAGCCTTAAGTTGACCATACATTGCGTTGATAATGTCTGCCTTTGTTTTTGGCACTTCTACTTCACCTTCATCTTCACTCACATTAATACCTTTATAAGCACTAACGAGTTGTGATTTCTTCATACCTTTAAGAGCATCAAAACTTGCAGCAAGATAACCTGCTTTAGTCTTAACATCTGGAAGGCTAACTTCTTCTACTTCATCAGAGTCGTCGGAAGATTCTTCTACTTCTTCCTCTTCTTCAGCAGATTCTTCTACTTCTTCCTCTTCTTCAGGCTCTTCTTCAGGCTCTTCTTCTTCTGTCTTGGCTTTAGCTTCTTCCATTTCTTCTTCAGAATCATCATCTGACTCTTCTTCTGTCTTGGATTTGGCTTCTTCCATTTCTTCTTCAGAATCATCATCATCTGACTCTTCTTCGGATTCATTCTTCTTAGCTTCGCCAAGAAGCGCGTCTACGACGGCTTGAGTTAAAGTTTGACTTGTGTCCTCAGCAACTTCTTCAGGAATATCCTGCACAAGCTCCTGATTCTCAACAAGATCAACTTCCTCGACGTCTTCTATAATTTGGTTTTCGTCTGACATATATTCTTATTTTGAATTTAGAGTTTGGAGAGGAAATCATTGAAGATCCGTTCCTGAGCTTCGCTTACGCGCCCAAGTGGAACTTTATTAATTTCAGTCTCATATTCTTCAATTTGTTGAGGTTTGAGAAGACCATTCTCCCAAATCCATTCGACACCTTCCATAATTCCTTCAACGAAGGCGGAAGGAGCAGAAGGATCTTGGACAATATCCACAGTAGAAAGAACGAAATCATCCTTAACATATGTTTTGCCTTCCTTTTGCTCAACAGTACCCATACCACGGCTAGAGACACCTAACTTGCATCCACCTTCAACGAGACCTTTCACGATTTTGCCCATTGGTGTATCAAGTATAAGTGCCTTTCCAACAACATTATTACCATCCCAATTAAGTTCGGTAATTCTGTGTGAAACTTTATCTAAGTTAATTGCTGGTCCTTCGGGGTGATTCAACTCACCAACTGCTCGACCAGTTTTAACTTGTTCTTTTACGTATTTTCCGCACGCTGATTCTAACACAGCTTTTGGGTAAATACGTTTATTGCGGTTTTGTTGCTCCGCTTGCATAAAAATTCCTTCGATGAAAACGTTCTTTTCACCGTTATCTTTTGCTTCAGTAATATACTCAAGCGTATCTAAATGTTCTGTAATTAATTTCATAGTTTTTTATCCGTAAAAACCTACTTTAGTAAATAGGACGTTAGTGTTTGCACCAGTTCCTGCAGCTGCAGTAGATGCAAAAATCTCATCTGAAGTGTTTTTACGAACTATGATGTTACTTTTATTTGGAACATAAAACGAAGCATAACGCGTTCCTGTTGCTCCTGTTTCTATATGCACATATGCTGCAGCAGTACCAGTATTTTGTACTAGTACTTGTTGAGCATTACTCACATTTGATGCTGCAGCGGTTAGCGATGCAGTTGCTGCGACTGTTAATGGTTCAATTTTCATTTTTTTATTATTGTGTTTAGTCTTCCATCCCTATTGATAGCGCAGAGATAGCATCACGAAGGTTGTCAAAGTATTCTACACCAGAATCTTTACCTCCATCAAACTTAATTTTACCTTTGTCAAAACTAAACTCGATTTTAGATCCACCAAAATCTGCAACATTACCTTTGCGTTTTGCACCGTTTTTAGTTGCAAATTTTAAAATTTTTTCAATATCTCCACTAGAAGCTTCTTCCAATTCAACTGATTCTTCGAAAGTTTCAGAGTTTGCAGATTGCTGGTTGTAAATTCCTGCTGTAAGGCCGGCCTTGCGAACATCCAGAGCTTGATCCATCTTTTGCTTTATTGCGCTACTAAAATCTTCTTGCGAAGCTGTACCAGTAACGATAGTTTTAAATAATTCTTTAGCAATATCACTCATATTAATACTATTTATAAATTTTTTGTTTTACACTTTTAAATATCTTCATCTCCATCATCAAATTCACCATCATCCCCGGAACCTTCTTCTTCAATTTCTGCATCTAAACGCATAATATCTTCATCTGATTGTTTAAGTATAACTGTGCGCACATACTTGTCAGAGATATATTTACCAACGATATCTTCAAGCATCTGTGACATTTCTAAACGTTCTCTGAGGATTTCAAATTCTTTTAATTCAGCAAAATAATTATCTTCAAGAAAACTAAT